ATTTACAGACAGAGCAAGAGATACCTGTGTAGGAGATTCATCATAAACTCTTTCAGTTACGGTGCCGTCTGCAGATGTAACTACTCTATATCCGTACAAATCACCAATATATAGATACTGTTTAGTTGTATTGGGTCTCATTAAATGCGTCTCCAGTCAATATATGTTGGCCACTGGAATATTTTTCCAGTCTTAATGCTGCGTGGTTTCTTGAAAGAAAGTCCTCTAGCAGCCATTACTGCAAGTGGAGCAATGAATGGAGCTGACATAGCTGTATTAAAATTCTGTACTGAATCTCCTGCTCCAACTGAGTTAGATGCTATTTGTGTATAAACAGTATCTTCATTATCAAGCATATATGCTGATTGGTAAGCAGTCATTTTATCTAGAAGCAACAAGTCAGATGGATTTTCAACATCAATCTCATCCTTGCCTATAAATATTTCAATTACAGCCTGTGCTCTTTTAATTAAAGCAATTGTTACATCTGCATCTGTATATTCTTTTACGCTGTTAACTGTGCTAAACATTATCTATACTTCCTTCCTAGTTCACGGACTCTAATAGTATGTGAAGTTGTAAAATCTAATTTTCCTGTCCCGCTTAATTTAAGCTGGAATACATAGTCTCCAGCGTAATCAAAAAGACTACGGGTGGTTGGCCATTCAAATATAATTATTCCAAGATCCTTTGCAGATGTATTTAATGTTGCACCTGTAAGGCTTATTTCTTCATTTCTTGTTCCTAGCAAGATTGCTTCAATTGTAGTATAGGCAGAGAGGTTAAAATCATTTCCATCTTGGTCCTTTACTTGAATCGAAAGAGGTCTTGCAGGAATTTGGTCTATCCAGTATTGACTAATCATTTGATTACGTCCTCTCTTATATATAGTATTGGGTCTACATGTAGTATTTGTAGAACAACTTGGTCTTCTGAAGCAACTATAGCTCTTGAGTTAACTCTAAGAATAGCGTTTGCAATCATAGGTTCTACTCCAATGGTTGATCCTGGCTTTACAATATCAGCTGTTGCTGTCATAGGTAAAGCAAGTATTTGTCTTTCACCACTGCTAAATTGTGTTTCTTCTATTGTCGCTGTTGCAACCATAGCTTGTGCTTTAAAGTCTGTAATTCTATCTGGAATAGCTGCTGCATTTGGCATTTGTGCTGTTGCTTCAAATGCTTCTGGCCTTAATACAGTTCCTTCAAGAACTTCTCTATTTGATAACCAGCGGAATCCGTTTGTAATAGATGACGGAACTTCAAATATCGCTCTTGGATATTGATAAGAAAATGATGTCTTAAACCAAACAGAGCCAGAGGCAACTGATTGGAATGATATTCCACCGTTCTTATTAACTTTTCTAATCTTAGCAGCACTTCTTTGAATTCCAGGACGATTAAAGTTTTCATCTTGAATTTCTTGTGTTTGAGTTAAAATAAACATACCATCTGATGACCAATATTGAGTCTGGTCTTGATTATATTGAGCTGCAAGTAATGCATTTTTTTCTTCTAAGCTAATTGCTCCATTATCATAAGCATAGTTTACCCAGAAATCGCTAATTAAATCTACAGATCCTTCTTCTTCTAGCTTATTTAATTCTTCTGTAAAGTTAACATAAATGTTTCCGCCAACTTGTCTTCCATCTAAAACATCTCCTGGACTAATTGCAATTGATATGGCGTGATTTCTGTAAGGATTTTCAACTTCATCTAATCCTCTACGAATTGTATTGGCAAATGCTGTAATTACTTTACCAGCCTTTACATTTGCAATAGGTGTGGCAAGATAATCAGAGAAATGTCTGCGATAAAATCCGTAGCTTGCTAGAACAAATTCGTCTCCAACAGCAAACGCATTTTTATGTTCATATCTTGTAAATGGTCTATCTGTTCCACCAAAACGGAACTCATCGACATTTCTCCAGAAAGCAACTTGAGTTCTTACTAAGCCACCATTATCTGTAAGTCCATTTAGAGTATTAACAATTCTTCCTCTATTATTTTTATATGTGTCAAACCAACCAATTCCAGGATAGGTATCTTGATCTGTAGGAAGACCAGATCCTTGAGGAACTTGTGTTGCTGCATATAGATCGCTCTGTCCTTCATCTATATCTGGAACGCTCTCAACTCTATCTACAATCTTAAGATCAAGGGCAAGCTGAGCATTATTAACAAACAAAGATAATCCAGTATCTACTGCTGCACGAAGGCTTTTTAAGAAATCTTCAAACAACTTTGATTCTCTTAAATTAAAGTATGCATCAACAACTTCTTCTCCAGTAAATGCATCTTTTTCTTGAGAATCATTTGGATAGTTTTTAAAGAAAATCATATCAAATTTAGACAAATCAATATCATTAATTAAATCAATATATCTTGCTGCATTTGTTACTGGATCTGTAAATGTTAAACTTCTATTAACTAATACAGTTTTTGTATCTGGTCTATCCCAAACATTAACTGTTCTACTAAATGTAGTTAAATAAATATTTTCAACTCCATAGGCTTCTGGCTTAACAAGTTCAGAAACATATCGTCCAGTAATGTCTACTGGGAAAACATCCCAGCCTTCGTAATCTTGTGGAGGGGATGTATAGTAATCAAGAGTTGTAAGTTCATTTGGACCCTCGCTTGTAAATCCTGTAAATCCAAATTGTCCACTTAATTGTTCACTTGCTGTAGGCCAGAAGTAAAGCATCAAAGCTCTTGGTCTGTTTCCTTCAGCCTTTGATTCCTGTCCAATTTCTGCAGTAGCAGTAGCAACTGGTGCTTTGACTGGAACAATGTTAAATGAGGCAAGGTAGTTAAGAATGATTTCTCTTTCAAGAACATATGAGCCTCTGTTGATAGATATTGCTGAGATATTAAAGTCTGAGTAAGAATCTATGTCATTTGAGTTATACCCAATTTGTCCTGGAGCATAAGCAAATGCTCCAAAACGCTGGATATCAAGTTTTCCATCAACCCAAACTTGGGTACGAGGAGCATTTTGATCAGGACCATCACTTCTATATTGAATAATAACATGGTGCCATTCGCCATCTGCAATGTCTTTAAATCCACTAAATGCAATTGGTGAATTACTATCTAGCATTCCAAGAGTAGAATCTACTACGCCAGTAAATGTAACTTTACCGTCCTTAAGTCTAATTCCTGTACGATTTTTTCTAGAAAGACCACTTGCTGGATTTCCAGGATTAAATGCGGCTGTAATAAATTGATTCTTCTTTGTTGTTTGAATCATCATTTCCATTGACCATGTAGTTCCAGTTTGATATTCTCTATCGCCATTTTCTAAAGCGATGTTTCTTAGATTTAAAGCTTTTCTGTTTACTGTATCAAAATATCCAGCACTTGCAACAGGTAGAGGAACATCATACAAATTGTAGCCATAATTAGGTTGTAATGGACTTCTATTGCTATGAGCATTCCATCCGCCATATCCTCCAGCAAGATAGATATCGCTTGAAGTATTAAAGAATGTTATTATTCCATTATCAGTTTCTGTCTGATAATCTATTTCAAGAAGTCTTTGATACCACAAATCATCTGTTACTAAGTAGTAAGCTGGTGGCAATTGGAAGAATGAGCTTGCTCGCAAGGAATCTGCTTTAATTAATGCACCCAAAGTAGTTACTATTGCTGGATCAATTATTTCTGCTGGGATAGCAATTGCTGGGCTAGCATTCCATTTACCTGGAATCAATACTCTTGCATCTGGGAATGATGCTGATGCATCCATATGAAGAACTTGATTGTTTTCTCCAATATCCCATCCTGGATTTTCGCCTTGTGCAGATGCTTCCATAGGCTCAGCCAGATTAATTGTATTATCTATAGCCTCAAAGTTAGGATCTAAGAACATTGCATCTACAATCATTGGAGGCACAAATGGGAAAACATTAGGCAATTCAGCAGTTGCAGTCATTGGTGTTTCTACAATTGTAGGACCAAAGCCAGCTGAATATGTTGGATCTACAAACAAGCTTGATGCTGTCCAGTCCATTTCCCAATCTACTGCTTGGAATATTTCAAGTGCTTCCTGTGCAGTAAATGCTGTATTAAATACAGCCACTTCATCAACAGTTAAGTTTCTAGTTGCAGCAGCTGGAGCAGTATTTGGAACTCCACCAATTGTAAATTGTCCAGAATCGCTAAATGTATGTGTGGCAGATGTATTAATTGCTGCTTGTACACCATCTACATAAAGTATTAAGTTTGATCCATCTTTAACACCAACGAACATGTGATAAGCATTATCTGCATAATTTACAGTTGATGTTGCATCTTCAGTTGTAGTGCCATTTGAAGATCTTAAACGCATTGTTCCATTTGCTTGCTGTTGCAAAAACATACCAGTGCCTGATGTAGAACCAAATGCTGCAGTTCCAGCTACTCCATTAATTCCAGCAGATGCAAACTTAGCGTATACAACTAATGTTTGCTTATTATCTGTACTAAATGTTCCAGCTGTTTCGCTCCAGCTTCCAACAAATTGTGTATCTCTATTTGTAAGATTATAAGATTTATAAACTGGACTTGAAATATTTTGAGTAAAGTTAGTTCCTTGTGTAGTTAAAGCCAAAGTAGATGATCCAGTATTTACAGGAGCTCCTGTTCCTTCATCCATCTTAAAGTAGAATTTAGGCGTTTTAGCTTCTACATAATTATTAAATGAGTCATTTCTTGAGAATGCAGGATCTGGCATTCCAGCTGAAGCCTGCAAAATTGGTGTTCCGTATGAATAGATATTAGCAATTTGAGTAGAGGTAATATTTGCTGATGTTCCAATGTAGAATTGTGAAACATACATTAGTTCTGTAGGACCAGCTCCTCCACCACCAAATTGAGTTATAACAAAATCTGACATTGATTGTGTAACAGATACAGTACCAATAGATGCATTATCTACCCATAGTTGCATGGTATTTCCAGATTTGCGAACTGCTACATAATGCCAATTGCCATCAGTATAATCTGTTGAGCTTGTAATCATATTATTTGCTCCATTGAAACGAGCATTGACTCTAATACATCCAGTGTCTATCCATTCTACAACTAGATACTTTGTAACATCTACATTAGCAGCAAGAAATATATTTGCGTATTCATTGGTTGTTTTCTTTGTCCAAAAACCTAATGAAAAATCATCATCTGTAAATTCTGTTGTTGCTGCTGCTGAACTAAATGCATAAACACTTTCAGCCGCACCAGTAATTCTTAAAGCACCACTTCCTTGAATTCCATCTGTAATATCATTTCTAGAAGCTCCAGGGTAAAGATATGCAACATTACCACCAGTTCCATAGTTTGTAATACTCTTTTTGGCATCAAATTTATACCATTGTTCTAGAGTCAAGGTAGACATGTAGCCATCTAGAAGAGTAAAGTTGTCTCTGGTGCTATTGTAATGGTCTCCAGATTCCGCAGATGCTGTTGCAGGTGTCTCAGCAATAGATACATTAGCTATTGCGCTTACAATTGGATCTACAGCAAGGGCTGTCGCTGTAGCTGGAGTTTCATTAATTTTTACTCCAAAGCCAGCATCAACATGTTCTTGAATTGTGGTAGCTGATAAAGCTGTGTTAAATACTGCCCATTCATCAAACTTACCTGAATGACCTCTTCTTCGTGTTCCAGCTGTTGTTTCTCTCATCCAGTATTTAACTTCTGAATCCATTGAAATTGTTGTTGGTGTTGCTGCTGTAGAAACTAAAGATCCATCAATATAAAGTTTTGTGTTAGTTGTATCTACTGTGACTGCATAGTGTACCCATTTATCTAATGTGATTGTGCCTGAAACAGTTGTTGTTCCACTGTTAAAAGTTGCATAAATACCATTGCTACTAGTAACTATTCCGTTAGCTGAAGTTCCAGTGTGGAATATATATCTATTTCCACTAATTCCTCCACCACTTAAATCACCAGAAGTTAAATATGCCCATCCTGCTATAGAAAATACTCTGTCATTAAATATTGTTGTTGAGTCTGAATACTCAAATCCATATTCACCAGTAAAATCAGCATTAACCATGTGTGGGCTATTTTGAACTCCGCCTGTTGATTGAAATGTTGTTAATGAACCAGTTACTATTGATGGTGTGATGGATCCAGTATTGTTTACGCCACTTGAGTTATTCTCAAAATAAAATAATGGACTGTCTTGTGCAACTCTCTCTGAATATAATGACATAAAAATAGGCTGCTGGCGTTATGCCGCAGCCCATACTCCAATTCTGAATGATTCTGGGTTGATTGCTGAAATGCTGTGTCCGCCTATAGAAATGATTGGAGCAAAGGTGAGGTTGGAGACTACTGGAGTGAATACATCACCAGAAAGAGACTCTACAGTAGTTTGGACTACGACTAGACAAGCATTTGCTTGAAGTGCGCCAACCTCTACCTTTGCATCCATGCGTAATTACCTTACGCTACAGTGATTCGAACAATACCAGTCGAATCCCATGTGATTGTGAAGTTACCATTGGTTGAAGACTGGTCTGAACCAAAGTCTACGTATCCAATGAGAGCTGATGTGCTTGCTGTGCCTGTTGAATCATATACAACTGCATAACGAGCTGTGATTGTTGATGAAGACCATGTAACATCTGCAGCGTCAAGAACGATTACGTTTGTGCCTGAATCGTATGTTGCTGTCTTAGATGCTAGAGTGATTCCACCCTGTGTGTAACCTGTACCTGTGACTTCATTCGCTGAAACATCGTTGAAGTAGTCATGTGTATCTTGGTTAGGTGTGTAGGCTGAAGTAAGTAGAGCAACCTTGATTGTATCAGTGTCGAAATCTACTTCCTTGTTAAGTGCCTTAAGTAGGAAGTTACCGTATAGTTTAGAAGCCATTAGTCATTCCCCCTTATGATGCAGTCTTGCGAACGATTGCGAATGCCTCAGCCGCTGCAACAGCGAAACCACGACGAACACGAGTCTTTAGCAAGACGCCATCCTTTGAAAAGTCTGCATCACGAGAGATTGCAGATTCTACTGTGCTACGAACACCGTTGATCATCATTTGGCGGTTACCAACGATAAGCAATGGATCTCCAGTTGGAGCAGATGTAGCTGCAGCTGAAGTTGCTGCACCGTATGAAATTACTAGTGGGTATCCGAATAATGATCCTGGACGAGCACCTAGTGGATCTGGAAGAACAAGGTTTCCACCTGTTGTTTCCATCTGACGGATTAGGTTAAGCATCTTTGGGTGAACGATAACAACTGTGTTAGCTGCATCGAAATACTTTGACTGCTCTGCCTTACCTAGAGCATTAGAAATATCTGCAAACTCTAGATCTCCTGCTGTTGAGATAATGTTGTTTCCTGAATCGTACTGTGACACTGCGTAGTAAACAGAGTTGAACGGCTGTCCGTCATCTCCATCGCCTACAGCTGTTACGCCAAGGCATGCATTGTCATACTTACGAGCCCACTGTGAAGCCCATTCTCTCTTGTATGTGTTGAGTGTGTCAACGAGTGAATCGTTAACATCTTCCTCTGAAATGTTGAAAATCTGTGCGTACTTGCGAGCTGTTAGAACAATCTCATCCAGAGTTGTATCTGAATTAGGAATGTCTACGCCTTCTGCTACGATTGATGGTGCATCTGATACAAAGCGTGGAACGCCTTTTGTACGAGATGACATATTCTCACGACGAGCAAATGCTTCTACTACAGAGTTAGCTGTTGTTGCTTGAATAGCAACTGAACCAACTTCCTCTGGAATATAACCATTACCTTCGGTGAGATCTGTGCGACCTGCGGCCATAGTATTTCTCCTTTTAGTTAGTTAATTTAGGTTTTTGAGTATATAATCGTCCGAATATATTAATCGCAACCCAAATGTCCATTCGGAGCTGCATAAGACAATTATACCGTACTTATTATTTCTTTAATACCATTAAAGCTTGTAAATCTGATGCAGATTTAGGTACTTCTAATGAAGCAGTTACTCCTGAGTCAGCTTTTCCAGCTACAATGAATTTTGGATCAAACAATTCTGGGAAATCTGTCTTTAATATGGCAATTTGCTCATCAAGTCCAGCAATCTCAAAATCTTCAGTTAAAGATAATGCATCCATCTTAATATACTTATTTAGTCTATCTCCATGGGCAATACCTAATGATGCAAGATGTTTATTTACATGTTCCATCATTAACTTTGACTGGAATTGGGAAATCTTGGAGACTGATTCATTTACTTGTGCCTCCAAGGCTTCCTTTTCCAATCTAAACTTCTTAGCTTCCGCCTTCGCTTTATCTAAAGCTTCTAAGACGGCTTTAGGATCACGAATTTCGTCAGATGTACCTTCTACGATATTCTGTTCTTCCATTTTTATTCTCCTTGATTGTTTTGCTCAGCAGCGGCTTGCTCCAGAGCTAGGTTGTTCGTATTTAATCCAGTTCCACCAAGAGCAACTTGTGTTGCTGCCATGTCTGGTCTATTTGCCATTGCTTCATCAGCAATAATTTTTGCAATCTCTGGATCATATCCAAGTTCAAGAAGAATTTGCTGCAGAGGAACTCCGACAGACTTCTTGCGAACTGCAATATCCCATTGATCTAATGAATCGATTGACTCAGGTGACTTCCAGTCAATATCAACATCAGCAATGATGCCTTCGACCTTAAGCATGAACTTAAATAGGTCTCTCCATGTTGAACCTAATGCAAGCTGGCGGTTAAGAACCTTCTTGAATAATGGTGCTTCTGCTACACGCAAAGCCTGTCCTGATGGAAGGTATTGTGTTGATGAGAAGTAATGAACTGGTGTTGAAGTAATTGCAGCCATGTCAGAAACAAATTCATTTACAGGATTTGTAAATGTTGATGGGTCTGCTGCTGGGAACTGCCCAACAGATTGAACGCCTTGCAAGTACCAAAGTTGTCCTGGACCATTTTGAAGTGCTCCAATGTTCTCTCTGGCTGTGTCATCCTCTGAGAAATCATCTATTTCATTAGATGAGCCACCATTTGACAATGCATAACGCTGTGGAGCACCTTGGTAGTCAACAGTCATCATGTGAGTTGATATCAGCTTGTTTATGGCATCTTGAGGACCAAATGCATCTGCATGCTCTGGTCTTCCGTATGGTTTATTTGTTCTGAAGTGGAAAACTGGAATTTCATTCCAAGGATTGACCACAGTTTCAACCAAAGTAAGATTTGGAAGTCCATTTAGAGAATCAATCTCACCTAGACCTTCATACTTCTCAATTCTATCCTTGTAATACATGTTAATCTTGATAACTTTGCGGTTAGCAGCATCTGTAATCTGCCACATCTTTGTTGCAAATGACTTAATGCGTGGGTTTTCTTGGTCATATACAAGAGTAGTAGTCATAGGAGAGTTGTAATCTATTGCTAGATTCCCGTCCATATCTGGCCACACAATTGCGTAGCAATCACCATAAACAAGTGCATTGCGATGAATTTCATTGATATCAAGCTTTAAATCTGTCTGTTCCCAGATTCTGTTGATATATTCGTCTCCTGCTGGGCTTGTTGTGTCAACATACTCAATTTCTAGACGATTGTGTACTGCATCTACTACAGTCTTGCTAAAGTTAAACCTAAATGGTGTAACTCCTGAGAATCTTGATTGTTCGTTTCTAAATAGTCTGTACCAACGCTGATGAGTAAATACTTCATCGTTTGCACCTTCGTAATATGCCTCTGCAACCATATATCGATCTCTTTTGTCGATTATCTGGTCTAAAGCTAATTTAATGTCTGACATTTTATCTCCTTAAGTAGTTTAATTGTTTTACAAATACTTTTGGAGTACTATTATCCAAAAAGTATAGGATTCCTGACACTACTGCGTCCAGTACGTCATCGTGGCTAACCTTTGGGAAAGACCACATTTGTTCTTCTAGGACTGGGAAATGATTAGTGTGTCTAACTTTTCCTTGCTGATAGAAGTTTAAAGCTTTTCCTGCACGAACCTGCTTTGATACTGATTGTCTAATTGATTTGTAGCGTACTGGTATATCTTTAAATACATCTTGCCACAAATCTCCGCCTTGGTTTGTTTCTACATATATAATACCAGGATTATAATTATCAACCAATGCAGAAACTCTTTCTGCTAACTCAGATGGAGACACCTTTAATTGAAATGCATCTCTTACATAGATATATCCATCTTCTCCTCTGCTCAATACA